AAATGAGAAAACCATACCATCTAGCAAATAATACCAAGTCGGATGTTTTTTGTAATCTACGTTAATCAGACGCCATCCTGACCACGCAACAAAAAGCCCGGGAAAAATTAAATTCATTTGTTGTTACCGAGGTATCTTACCGCATCTTGAAACAATGAGGTTACGCCGAAGTGAACCGCATCAACATCTTGGCCAAATGCTTTCGCATAAATCACATCTTCATCATTCATCAACCACGGTAATGGCATCCGATGAACAAACCGATTAGCCGCACGGAGAGCAAGTGTCTCAATCACATCTTCAAAAGTCATATCAAACTCCATTAAAAAAATTATTCGCCATCTTTGGCATGTTCATCGCATGATGTATAGAACCAACCAGTGCCGCGCCATTTGCCTGGGTGACCGCAAGTTTCGCAAGTGTGGGCACTCATACTCTCAGCAAACCAAACCATTCCGTCGGTCAATCTATCACCGCCAGTTGTGTAAAAACGCAAAGTACCATACTTCTCTTTTACTTGATCCACCGTTACTTGAGGAATTTCTCGCTCAGGTCGTGAATTGTTGTCAATGTAGTTTTGAATCGTAGCGCAAAGCGCATTAATCAAATCAAACCAACCATCGCCACAGTCAAAGCCCCAACACATAGCAGTCTCTTGCATTGACTTGTCACGATTAACGAACATTTTTGGATATCTCTCGCACAATAATTTATCTAATTCTTCTTTCATACTTCTCTCCGACATTCAAACACAATAATTGCGTTTGTTGTATTTGCATTTAACTTCAATAGAGTTTTTGTCTCTAGTAAAATTTTGAATTGTTCACATTCTCTTGCGGTGTAGAATGTATCCAGTTTGTCTTGTTGTATCTCTAACTTACCATTGGTAACTAACATTATCAATAGCAGTAGTTGGTACATCATTCAACTCCGAAGTGGTCTTTAGTCTTATCTATCATCCGTTTAAAATGCACAATCTTACCTTCATGCCACCTACGATCAAAATCATTGCATGATGTAGTCTTATATTTCTCCAACATAGCAATCTCGTATTCAAGTAAGCCAATAAATTCGGCAGTCATCAATCCAGCAAACTGGTCCAATTCAAATTCAATCGCATGATTAGACCAATCAGGGAAACCAGCCTTTACTGTCAATTCTTTCAATCGGTCATTCATACGTGATACTCTACACGGTGCCCACAATCTTTACACAAAAGAATCCAGTGTTGATAATGATAAACTGCATGAACCATTTGCACTTTGTTCATTTGATGAACAACCTCAGCCATAGTCCGATGATTCTCTTGCACAGGTTCACGTTTTCGTTCATGCAATACATTATCGGAATTGCACTTGTCACAATGTATAATTTCTTTAATCATCTTGAAATTTCCAATTCAGCACCTGGATTAAACCGACATGCTTCCAGGTACTTATATACAAATTTCTCCAGCCCATCATATGAACCCCAACCATTTTCTGGATTGAATTTCTTAAAACGTTCTGGATCAGCCATAAGTATATTCCATCCTTCTTCAAGCAAATCTGCAATATCTCTAGCGTATTTAAAATTAGATTCATCTGGGCGCCAAAGAACCTGATACAAAGTCATACCATTAGATAACTTAACTTCGGAAGCCATTTCAGTAAGGTTATGTGTGATATTCGCATCAAATACTGATACGGGTTGATTTGCAATCAAACTAACATCAAGGCTCATAATTTAATCTCTAGAAGGAGGAACAGCAATTATAACACACTTCTGGTCCCGAGGCAATGACTTTTCACATTCCGCCATCGCTTTACTCACAATGTTTACCGAAGCAGATGGATTCACCGATTGAATTAATCCAACTAAAGCTACGCCAAAAAGAATACCTAAAAAAAATCCAAATACGCCTTCACTCATCCTCGTTCTCCGCTTCCCAATCAGCAAGTTGTTCGCTAATGTTAAAAGTTTCATCCAATTCAGCGGGAAGCATATCAGCCACTTCTTCACTAGTCATATCGGTATACTCGTAGTAATCATCATGGCCGTCCTCGTAGATACCAGCGAAACACAAACCAGGCTCGTAGTACATAGCACTAACAGTAAAGCCCAATTCTTCCATAGCTTTATAAGCCGCAATAGGAGGCGCCCATGCGCTATCAAAGTAAAGTACAATTGAGTTTTCTTCCACTACGTTGATACCATCGGAACTACCAACGTCCCATTTGGTGCCCCAATTCTCAACGCACCAATTATAGTCCCAGTCTTTTTGCGGAGGTGGTACAAACTCATTAAGGAATTTACCATCCGCAAAAGCAATCTCAGCCCGCTTAATCATTTCGGGATCTTCATGTTCAAGTGTAAGTGTATTACCGCACCAATTAGGCATATCGTTCTCCTTTGTTATTCCCAAGTTCTATGTTTCTCAGCAACCCATTCATTGCCATCGTATTCGTCAACTTCCCATTCCACATCATCGGGCACTTCTACAATTTTCAAGCGAGAATAGCTGCCATTAGCTAAGTGACCCATTTCCTCAAAAATCGCAATCAAGTCAGGATCAGCACGATTTTCTGTTAAAATGCGGTCATACAAATAATGGTCATTACTACCCACGTGTCCCGCATGAAAATATTCTATGTTACCAAATTTGCCCTCTTGTTTTTCCCAAGCGATACCCTTGCGGTCAAGCAATTTCTCAAAAGCCGCATCCGATAAGCCGAAGCCGCCGTGACAAGCGTTTATTACTACTTTCATTTTTTGTTCCTATAAAATTTATTGCGAAAATATTGTGTTTGCTTTTCAGCTTTTTCCATTAACTCTGACCAATTACCACTTTTCTCTACTTCACGAAGGTCTTTATTGACCCACACAGAAAATCCTTTTGAAGATGTTGCATTCATCGCCATAATCGCACTACCGCTGGCCATGTTCTTAGTGAATGAATCATTTTTAATGATCCTAAATGACATACTTATTTACTCCAAACAACATGTTCTTCAATATCATACCGAATACCAAAAGGAAGTTCATCCATCAACTTTTCATTTGGAACATCATCTTCTATAGAAAACTCTTCCCGAACCGTTTGGTACAAATAATTCTGTGCAGCCTCTTTAGTACCGAATACGCCGAGAATTTCAAAGCTAGATTCGGATTCCCAATCTCTTACAACAATATAAACGTTCATTATTTAACTCCGAAATGTTCTTCAAAATGTTCTTCAATATCATACATGGCTGTGGACATTGCTTCATCCACGTTCCATTCTTCTTCAATAGCCAGGTCTCTGGTATCTGATACAATGTCCCTACACTTTTTGATAATCAACATGGCAAACTTTTCTTGGTCGACCTTAAACCTTATGAATGGAGGACCTCTAAGGGTGGTAGCCTGTAGCAAAAGTTCTCTAATTCGTTCATTCATTTCGCATAGACCAGACTTCTAGCCTCCAAGTTAGTTACAGGGCATTCAAAGTACATGATATCACGACCTTGAATGTCTTCCTCTATATTTAAGAATTTAACGATTTCGGTGTCATGTTCTTCGGAACACTCAGTACAAACAACGATAAAAGACTTATTCATTTTCCAACTCCGAAATGTTCAATCACTGCATAATTCAATTCTTTTGCGGGGTCATCCATTTTTTTATTCTCCAGGTCCATGCCGGCTTGATGTGTGATTTGAACCATCGCAATTTCCCGCATTAGCAAGAGGGCGAACTTTTCGTGATTGACATGGCTGGTATTAGGATCAGGCCATACTTGTCTTGCTAATTCTAAAATTCGTTCATTCATACAATTCCAATTCTTCAATACAGTATTCAAGCCTGTCACCGTATTCCTGCAAGCACCATTCTATATGCTTTTCGGCCTCTAGCCGTGTCGTATAGGCTCGTTTCGGTTCCCAACAATCTGGCGCCCATGACAAGGTCGTTATTTCTGGTCCCATATTAATTTCGATTACGTAGATAATTTTCATTTCTTCATTATATCTAAAAATCTCACCAATGTCAATACGCTAGAGGATCAGTTACCACTAGGCTGTTGTTAGCCCGCAACATGATGTTACCGATATGGATATCATAGCAGGCTCGCCGTGTTGATTTTTTTGCTTCCTTGATGATTTTACTCAATTTTACAAGTTCCTCAGGAATCACAAAATTCTTGCTATCATTATCAAAGTAAGCACTAATCTGGTGTACAGCCCGCTTAAATTCCTTATACTTTTCGCCACGAATCTTATCAATGCCAATCAAAGGCTCCATGGATACTAAACCGACTTTTTTCTTGCCCGAGGTAAACACCTTGACATAGTTAATAACGGGAGCATAGGAATTCACTTCCTGCAGTTTAGACAAGCCTTCAAGGTACGCTAGGTAGCCTTTGTCATCTTCAAAGATTTTCAGGATTTCATCTTCGTATCGGTACACATTAGCAAATGCACCACAATCAAGCCAATCAGAGCCAAGCAAATCCGACACAATTTCCCGAGCATGTTTCACGGGTTGATCCACTTCAATGTATTCAATATTAAACATAATTCACACCAAATCAACTTGAACCTGCTTACCACGAACTGTAGTGCCAAGACCCGTAGGAACAGGCTTGCTAGTAGCCTCAGCCATACGCCGCTCGTATGATAACTGGGCCAGCGCAACCCAGCAAATGGCTCGGGCATTAGCCGTAGCAAATTGTTCGGTCATTTGCTTGATTGTCATATAAAAGCCAACATCATTTTCAGAACCGTCACCTTTGAAGATAACACGGAATTTCTGAGAATTTTTAAAACCTTCGATGATTGTCTTGGTACGCATTTTTTATCTCCTTACATGTTGGAAATTGAACAATCAGCGCCTTCTGCACTAACCATCACTTCATCATAGAATGCACATTCATAATCCTGTTCCAAAACCTCGCACCGAGCAAGGGCTAGTTCCTTAGTAGGATAAACACCAGCCAAATAGGACTCAGGTTCTTTACGATTCTGGGCTCTTACAATGAAAACTGAAACCATTTTATATTATCCCAAAGAAGTTACGGAAGAACTAACAACAACTCCGACAAGAACCAGAGCAACAAAAACACCTAAGAGAGTTAACAACATTTTTTTTCCTTCGCTTTTCTATCAATCTATAGGTATAGTATAACACTATGGGTAGGAATGTCAAGAGAAAAATACCACAAGTTGTTTTTTTACGACTAATACAAATGTATCAAAAAACGGCGCTTCTCTGATATACATTAGAACCCATTCAGATATGGGCGAAAACCCCATGTAACACTAATGTATTAAGTGTAATGTAGTACATGGGGATATAATTATTAGGGATTTATGGAAATGACACGGGTAGGAAAACGAATACTTCCTTCGTAGTCCAGTTGACTTTGTTCAAATTCCGTCATGTAGTCATTAGGTACTACTTCCCAGCCAAGAATGGAGCTTTTGTAATACTCATTATTACACTCAATCTGGTCACGGACCAGCATCACAGTGGTAGCCTCGTCTCCATTGAAGTCCGGCACAAAGTAATCCGAACCGCCCTTTGCTTTCCAGTGAGGGTTTTCCTCATCGCCGTAATTCTCGTAATCCTGAGTGAAAATGTAAAGTTTGGTCATAGAACCTCAATCAAAAATTATATCAACAATTTTACCGTCACGGACATAGTAGTAACAACTAACATTTCCGTATGTAACGCCAATACAGCCATTAGCGGCATACCAACTGTAAGTGGAAATACCCTTTTCCTTCAAGTCCCTAGCCACGACCTGACTAGGAATATCTTTATATCCTCTAAAGGCTTCACACATAGAAGTCCTCATTAGCCGCACCAACAGCAATATAAACCATTTCACGCACTTCGGTGTCGGTAGCTTCACCAAACATGTTAGGATTTGAATCGGCCAAATCACACAGGTTTTTGTAGACAACAAGCCAAGGACTTTCAATCGCTTTATGGTACAACACGATACCATGAACAGCAAGGTTTCCTTCTGGTGAGAACATTCCGTAATTCATCTTTTTCCTCTTTTCTATCAATCTATGGGTACAGTATATCACAACGGGTAGGAATGTCAATATACTACGAAAGTTCTCAGTTTTTCCAGTCAAGTATTTGCGACCAAAGTCTTCCACTGCTAACTACTGCTTCCCAAATTCTCGTCCATCGGCACCCGTGGTAAGGCTTGCGATGCTCATCGGCCTGATATTATTGTATCAGTGATCCTTGGGATAGGACTGCTAGGCCTTAACCTGCCTAGCATCAGGAAACCAATCAATAAGACTGGTGCGAATGGCCCAGCCGATAAACTACTTCCCCTTCGGAAAGACCGCCTTCGTCCGATTCCATCGTATATGCTTGCGGCATACACACGGAAGCCAACTCGCCGTAACAGTAATAACCAGACTCGGTCATCACCAGTTTAGCGCCAGCGGGCAATGCTCTCAGCGCCTCTATCATATCTTCAACTCTTACAAAATCTTCCACAATAAACTCCTTTAACGCATTCTAAGCGCCATCAATTTCTTTTCCAGGGCTTCAATCCGCATCGCTCTTTTCGCTTCACGGGCCGCTAACTTTTGAGCCTTAGCACTCTGACGGAGTACCTTAGCGAAAGCCTTTTCTTTTACGACCTGAAATTTCAGGTCTTGGATCTGCACTCGCAGGGACTTGTTAATTTCAAAATTTCGCTGGTACTCGCTTTGCAAGTTGGCGAGGGTAATTTGGAGGTTTGTCATTTTCTGTTTCCTTTTTCAATCGTTGTCATAAAGACAAGCCATCATGTACTGGTAGTCCGACATTTCATTTTCTGGGACTACTTCTGCAACTTCTTCGGTTTCAACTACTTCGGGCATTTCTTTTCTCTGTTTTTCAATCTATGGATAGAGTATATCACAATGGGCAATAATGTCAAGGACTTTCTGGAATACTTGACTTTTTTGCTGTAGTTAAAAAGTATTCAAAGTGGGTTCAAACAAGTCAATTAGTGCTCGCTCACTTTGATGCGCTGGTTTACGCCCGCGGACTACGTCCAAGACCTCGTAGCGCCATTCACATTCGGCTAGAGTACGGAGAGCCTCGCAAAATGCCCAAGCCTTGTTTTCGCACTTAGCACGGCTGACATGTTTCTGCCAGCGGACCTTGACGGAACGCACAAATGCATGCCCTTTGGCTACTGTAACACCAATGTATGAATCACCGGTATCTACACAGGTGACACGGTACAGGACATGATTTCTGTCGGATCTTAATTTTCTGCTTTTCATGTAATCTATTATACCGATTCCTCGGTAAATGTCAAGTACAGAAAAGGTATTACTTTTTAATGGCTGTGATAGACATAGAACTAAAGTTTATACTTTGCACTTCAAAACCTACTTTTTGTAACGACAAAGCAATACGTTCCCGTATGGAACTAATCGTATCGTTTTCAATATTTGTCCTAGCCCAAGGCGATAGTTCTGTGCGAACGTGCCACAGGGAAGAACAGGTGAAACGCATCACGAATTTCCCAGGAGATAATTCATGCTTTTGTGCAAAGTAAATCTTATTCATTACAAATCTCCAGGACTTCAACAACCCAAGTAATGGGTACTTCGTACTTGGCTGCAATTTCTGCAAACGAAAGTATTCCTTCTTCCAAATCACATTGGATATCAATAGCTAAGTCGGACATTCGGCTCATAAGGATCTCCAGACCATCAGGTCAAGCACAAGCACAGCAAGAGCCATGGCATAAACAAACCCGAAAACAAAAGGTTTCACTTCTGAAGGCATTTTTAAACTCTCTTTCAACATGGGTACAGTATAGCACCATGGGTAAGGATGTCAAGGACTATCCGGTACAGTTGCTGGAATACAACATTTATGCAGGACCCACACCGCATTATACCTTAGTATTACAAACCTGTCAAGTGTTGTTTTTGGTGAACCTGGGGTTGACAAATCCAGAAAAACGTGTTATAATTGGTGGTTAAGCCAGAAACACATAGCTACCCCTTAGACCGTGCGGAAACGCCAGGAACACGGAAAAGACGCTTGTAACTCGTTGATTTTAAAGGGCTAAAAACCGTGTTTTATTTTATATTGCGTTTTGATATCTTGCAGGTGACCCACTCGTTATAGAATGCATCACTCAGTAAGGCGCCCAATGCAAAGATATAGTGAGTCTCCCAATATGAACACTCGGACCTATTTCTACAGAACCGCACAATGGTCCGTGTGAAATTATCTTCACCATGGTTCTTCACATCCTCTATCAAAAACTTATTAGAACCCCAATAAGTTTCCCAATCGCTTGCTTTACGGATCTTCTTTCGCTTGCCCTTCACGGTTTTATAAGCCGCCTTAGTCAAGTATTTGCGACCAATGTATCGGCGCCCACTGGTCAAATTCTCTATGATATAAACGAACCCGTATGCATCGCCAATCACTTCATCGGTCACACTCTCATTATTATAGGTCCAAGTCATCAGAATCCTCACTCTCTTCCATTATGTATTCGCTACAGAATGGGCAGAAGGTGGGATCATCAGGTGCTAAGTCTCCATCATATACTATTTTAAATTGCGCTTCGCAATTATCGCAGGTGTGTTTCAATGTCTTCATAAGGTTCTCCATATATCTTTGCCATCGCTATATGTATCCCCTTCGGGGTCCTCAGGATGAGGAATGTCTAGCATCCAGTCTTCATCTTGCAGGGTGTATTCGCCTGACCTTTCATTGGCTCGCTCTCTGTTAATGTGGTGAATAAAATCGCGGCTAATAGAAGCCGTTGCAATACCTTCGGGCGTTTGGTGATATGCTTTTAGTTTTTCGCTTTTAGCCTGTCGAATCTCTGGCGTTTGTTCCCTCCCGTTGGCACAGGAGTACCCGCAGAATGGTCCTCTTTTTTTGTGAGTGATCCCACACTTAGGGCATGTCTTTATGGCTGGCATTTCACACTAGTTCGGTTGCAGGTGCGTTAATCGCTCAATTTTTATCGCTCTTATGTGTACCCAATATGGATATGGTCAATAGAAACCACCATGCTGACCAATCGTATTCTATGATAAGATATGATGTTCCTGCTAGTAAACATAGATTATATAATGCTATGATTGATAGGGTTATATTATTTACCATTCTTCTATCCCCACGACTGGCACTATAACTGTACACATCCTACCATTGATTTCGGTACTATACTCTAAGTCAAGTGAATATCCAATAGCACTTACATCATTCCGGATTAATGTGAAATAGTCTACCTTATATTCCTCAATTACTTTGGCTATTTCTTTAATATCGTTTGCGCTTAATATAATTTTATTCATTTAATAATGTCCTGCTTTCAACGTCCCAATAGTTTTCTACCGCGCTTCTAGCATAGTCTGAATCGATATAGGTACCTAGAATATACTCGGTTTCTTTGTATATCTTGGCTCCCCATATACTATTCTGAGTGCCGACCTTGTAGGATGCGCCGATGATTTTACCATCAATATCATCATAATATACCCATTGGGAATATTCTTTTTCTTGCCACTTTTTCATTTGTGTATTTTTCGTGTGTTTTTATTCATTTACTTTCCATAGTTTCCATAGAGGCATGATAACTTCTTCATTATCATCATACCTTATTAATGCATTATCTTCTATCAAAATGATAATGGTTGCTTGCTGTGTTGATTCTACACATAATACTCTATCACCTACTCTAAACATATACATCTATTCTTTTACCTTTGTTGGGATGTTCAATTCTCTTTTGATTTGCTTTTCTGATATATTCTAGATGGTCACGGTGAATCCGTTCCTGTTTGTCTTTGATTCGGTGATACTCTATTCTCTGTTGGACTTGTGATATTTTCATTGATTCTTCTTTCCATACATTAACTGCATCGCATCAAATACACAATCATCCACTGGATTGTGCTTTGTAATATGTAGCTTTGAATCAAAGGCTTCTACCCATGCTGGTGTATCAACTTCAACATAACCATTCGTGGTACCATATAGAAAATCAACTGCGGTACGAATATCACGCCAGCGAGAGAATGGCCATATAGGTTTTAACTCTAGTTGTTCTTCCATACTATCAAGGACCAATTGATCTAGGTTGCCTCTAGCCCAGACCCAACACTTCGAATCGTTTTTTGTATTTGCCCATTGGCGCATAGCCTCATACCCAATTTCAAATTGAATATCATCGGAACGTGGCTTAAATGATTTCACTCGAACATTCTCACACTGTTTGGACCACCACTCAATGGTTGTCTTACCAACTTTGCGATTCAATCGCTTGATTTGATCCTGTACATCAAACTTCACAAAGAAGGCTGAGTCTCTTAATTGTGTGTGGCTCGGCTCTTTATCCGGTTCAAAATAAATCGCAGCCATTGATAGAATCACAGAATTAGATTCTTTACCAAGAGTCTCAACATCAAATATAAACATACTATCTCATTTCAATTAGATTATCCCTAAAAATAGCCCATGCGTTTTCCCATGACCACTTCATTGAATTCATTGTAACATCATCCCGATTTAATGTCAAACACTTTTCAACCGCTTCCGAAAGATTGCCGAATAGATACCCAGTCTTTCCAATATCTACCACATCCAAAGGACCAGCAACAGGATAGGCGGCTACTGGTGCGCCACAGGCCATCGCTTCAATCATTACCAATCCAAATGTTTCCCACTTGCTTGGGAATACAAATACATCTGCATTTGCATACCATATAGCCAAATCTCGGCCTGTTTTGAATCCAGTAAAGATTACATCAGGATATTTCTTTTCATATTCCGCTTTCATTGGTCCATCACCGACCATGACCTTTCGTGCATTTGGATAATCCAAATTAAAAAAATCTTCTAGGTTCTTTTCTTTACTCACACGGGATACACACACCAATAAAGGCTTATCGTCTTCATACATCTTTGGATAACTTGAATGAAATATCTCTCTATCAACACCACGGGTCCATGGTATGATATTTGATTTAAATCCATGGTCAAGTAAATCATTGACCATTGTGTCGGTTGTTGTCAATACTTTACCCGAATGCTTATGAAACCAACGGACATAAGCCCATGTGATAAACTCAGGCACACCAGTAAGTTTCTTTATGCCCTCAGGAAATTTAGTGTGATAAGCAGTATTATACCGATAGCCACGTTTGTCAAGATATTGTCTAGCACACAGACCAAGAGGACCCTCTGTGGCAATATGGATATGAGATGGACATATCTCCTTAATCTTCTTGCCCAATGCCCTCGGATAGGCAATCTTGACCTCGTTGTAGCCAGGGCAATTAACATAGCGGAAGTCCCCGGGATTGAGATAAACAAAGTTATAACCATCCAGAATCGCATGTGCCTCAATATTCTTGTAGGTTGTAACGACACCGTTGATTTGGTCATCTAGGTTGTCGGTGATGATGAGGATAGTTTTTGACATTGCCCTGTTACCTTAAAACTTTTAAACTTCAATTCGTATTTCATTGTAGCCAAAACCTTTTCACAGGTTTGCTTATCATCAAATAGCATTTCTATGCGCCCAGGCTGATCGCTTGGATTATTCGTGTGGATCGCTAATAGTATCAGTAACCACATCGTCTTTCTCCTTGGTCCACTTTACTATTTCCCAACGACCATCCCAATGCTCAACCAATGCTGTACATGATTCAACCCAATCACCATCATTCATGTATGTAACGCCATCTATTTCTTTTATCTCTGCATGATGGATGTGACCACAAATGACACCATCAAACCCACGCTTCTTACAATAAGCGGCTAAATTCTTTTCAAATTGGAATATAAAATCTACCGCTTTCTTTACTCTTCCCTTGAGATACTGACTAAGACTAAAGTACCTAAAACCAAAGCGGTGCAATATCCAATTAAGTTTACTATTGAGTGATAGAACCACATCATATGCTTTATCTCCTAAAAATGCTAACCATGGTGCAAGTCTTGTAATACCATCAAATAAATCTCCGTGCGTGACAAGATAGTGTTTGCCATCTGCGCCGATGTGTTCCATTTGATTGTGTATTTCTATTAGACCAAAACTGAAATTATATGGTATCATTGGTCTAAGGAATTCATCGTGGTTGCCTGCTATGTACAGTACACGGGTTCCTTTTTTCGCATGACCCAACACTCTACGTACCACGTTAGTGTGTGATTGCTTCCAACGCCATTTGTTTTGTTGTATTCTCCATGCATCTATTATATCACCGATTAAATATAATGTATCGCATGAATTATTCTTGAGGAAATTATTTAACTTCTCGGCCTGACATTCGTTTGTCCCGAGATGCACATCGGATATGAATATTGAACGATATGTTTTGGTGCTCATTCATTATGTAGATTACTGAATGGTTGAAACAAAACTGTCACAATTTACGGTGATCGTAATGAACTGTTGCGTCCTTATCAATGACCACATTAATTAAATCAACCGCACCATCTTCTGAGTTGCAATATCGAATGATTGTTTGTCCGGTATATTTTGATGTGAAAATTAGAAGAATGCCGGTGTCTTTATAGATGGAGAATTTAATAACCCAGCCGTTGCGAACGACTGGGTTAAAGCAATTGAGATTACTCTTTATTTCCTGCAGGCGCAAGGTTTGAGAATTCTTCAACGATTTTTCTTGCATTTTTGCTAAGTTCCGATCCCATAAATGTTAGCCCATACGTATATGTAGCATAATCGGAACCTATCAATTTGTTGAATGCTTTGACGCTTGCGTTGAATGCTTGTTCGTTTGCATCAATCATTGCGATTGTGAATTCTTTTGATTTGGTTTGAATTTGTGTGATATCCATTTTTTTTCCTTATTGATAAGCGATTGGTGAATTAAATTCCTTAATAAGCAATTTTAATTCGTGGTAAAGTTCTTGTATATGATTTTTCATTTGTTATGCACTCCTGTGTCATACAAATATATATGTTGCGGTGCAATAAAAACTAAGTGTTTCCCCTAGTGTGCCATGTCTAATCTATAGCTTTGGTTCGTTTGTTTTATCAACTGGCTTTGGCACTGCGGTTGCATCAATGAATCTATACTGTGGTATAATCCATTCAATGGGTTTCCAAAACTTGTGGTAGATATTATTCATTAACAATACAAAGACGCCAATTATACAAACACCAAGTCCAATAAAAATTGAGCCGCCCAAAAAATACAATGCTACATCTATATCCATTACCATTCTTCCTTTGCTTTTTTCGCTTCACTTACAATTTTCTTAATTACTTCCCAAGTTGGCTGTGCTAACCAACCGAACAATGTTCCGTATATGAACCATTCAAGTTGAACCATAATGTGTCCTTAATATTCTCACTTGGTCATCGGAAGTTACATAACATCTTGCATGTAATTTGAATGAATCGGTGTTTAAATCCCGAATTTTGGTAAACTCTATCAGTTTATTTTCCACCATAAACTTAACTAATGCTGTTGCCATTCTTCCTTTAATAGCATCCTTAAAATCTTCATCAGTTAAAAATCTATCAACATCAGCAAAGGTTATATCTAATGATGTGCCTACTAATTTACCACCAATAGGATAGTCTTTTGTATTGAATGTAAATTCTTCATCAGCCCAATTGAATTGGGCTGGATTATTTGCAATCATGTTTGCTATCGCCATTAGATGCTTTTGATTTGTTGCCATTCAACATCATCAATTATAGCATCACGGCGCCATAAGGTACCATCACTACACAATGCAATAACAACAATTCTACCTGCGTTGGTGGTTGCAGAAGATATTTGTATAATCTTGCGCTTCGGTCCAGATTCCCGTTTCAATTCAGTTTTTTCGTCAGCCATTATTTTCTTCCTTTATGTCAAATGCTCTAATAATATCATACACACCATCCGCACTCTTGTCTATGCAAATGTCTTTTGAGAAACCTCTATACTCAAATATGTGTGGCAAATTAGTTTCACCGAACACATCAATCATAATCTCTGGCTCACCCATGTGATGTTTGTATTCATCATCATAGGTGCAATAGAGGTCCTCAAGTTTTTTAATCAAGTCAATTATACGCATAATATATTATATAACAATACAATCATTCTGTCAAGGTAATTATGCTGCCTTACCCCAAACATCATCCCATGTACCAGATAGGGCACCCTTTGAGTAATCAGTGGATCTATTCTCAAAGAAATTGGTGTGTGTTGGCGCATTAATCATTTCTTCCACCCATGGTAGTGGGTTACGTTTAACTTTCATTATTCCCTTGAGACCCAAACTAATAAGCCTACGATCAGCAATGTAGCGAATATATTGTTTAACGTCATCAGCAGTAAGGCGATCCATAGGACCCATACTGAATGCCAAATCAATAAACTTGTCTTCCAACTGAACCATCTTCTCAGCAATTGAATAGATTTTTCCTTTAAGTTCATCGTTCCATATTTCCTTGTTTTCTTCAATGTATGTACGGAACAACTTAATCATGGACTCGGCATGCATTGTTTCATCAACGATAGACCAAGTTACAATCTGTCCCATGCCTTTCATTTTGCCGGTTCTAGGGAAGTTAAGTAACATGATAAAGGAACTGAATAATTGCATCCCTTCGGTGAAAGCACTGAATACTGCAATATGAGTAGCAACAGAACTACTTGAATTATTTTGTAAAGATATATCCAGAACGTAATCATGTTTGTCCTTCATTTCTTGATAGTCTAAGAATTGGTTGTATGTTGTCTCTGGTAGTCCTAGAGTTTCAATCAGGTGACTGTATGCGGCTACGTGCAATGCTTCTCTTGCGGCAAAGCCCATTAACATCATACGCACCTCAGGCTGTGGAAAATGTGGTAGATAATTATTAACATAACCACCAGCTACGTCAATATCGCCTTGTGTAAAGAATCGGAAAATGTGTGTTAAAAATTGTTTTTCTTCATTCGTTAGTTTCTTTTTCCAATCTTTTACATCTTCAAGCATTGGCACTTCGGTATGCAACCAATGTGATTGTTCATGTTTTAGCCATGATTCATAAGCCCATGGATAGTTGAACGGCTTGAAATGATTTCTTTCATCCGTTAGTCTGCTTGTTGTTTTCTTAATCATGCTGTTGCCCATTCTTTGATTTCTTGTGTTGATTTTAATCCGACAATTTTACTTATGACTTGGTTGTCTTCCATAAGCACAAGTGTCGGTACTGAGCGAATTCCATATTCTATCGCAATCTCATGGTGTTTGTCAATATCGATTACATCAATTGGGAGATTTAACTCCATTGTTTCCAGTTGTTTTGATAGTGTCTTGCATGGCTGGCACCATTCAGCCGTGAATCTAATAATCTTTTTCATATCAATTGCACCAACTTTGTTTTGCTTCACCATAGTATTCACGGGCATAACCATTTGATATTAACATTTGACGTAAACTTTTACCATCAAGTACAACATCACCTAACACACGCCCACCATACTTGTCCCAGTCCATTAGAATGACTTGGCGTTTGGTTGATGCACTTATTTGCGCTTTAGTAAATGCGGATGCAGCCTGACCTCTTTGATCCTCGCTTGGGCATTGGGCTCTATGTCCTTTCTCTGGTGTATCAACACCAAATACACGAATGGATAGTTCCTGCTTCAACGGTGCTGGCAGAAATGGTGCTTGAAATGCTACAGTATCACCATCAATAACTCTAGTGATAACTGCATCATAGATGACACCCTCTTTTTGTTTGCCCTGAGCAAATGCTACGATGGATAGCATTGCTATTACGCTTATGATTATTTTTTTCATTTCTTTCCTTATTGTTTGTTATTCGTTCATTCGCCATTTGTTTTCTGGCATGCCATAATCCCACTTTGGATCCATTTCAACATTCCATCTTGTAGTAGCAACATTAAAATCTGGTATCTTCATTTCTTTAGGATTAGATGCTGGCTCCAAAATAACAACACGATTATTTGGTTGGGCTGCAAATTGACCATTGTCACATTTAATAAAGTTAAAAGATTTATGATCCTCAACATCTTCACTATGACCACAATCAAGAGTGTTAAAATCTGGATGTGCTGAATCAACTGTAAAAAGATATTCACCACCTAACCAAGATCCATCTTTCATTTTAATTTTACATCTCATGTTTGCTATCATTGCTTTTTTAATCACCGTGATATCGTAAGACATACTGTTCCATAATTGTAAAAAATCCAAAGGATATGGATCACCTTCTATCGGTTTCCAACAGTAAGCATGTAGTGGAAGTTTATCATACAATGCACCATATTGATTTAAGTATGATTCAATCCTAAACGCTTGGCTTCTTTGGGATTTTATTGTTATCCACCAACAAGGCTCTAGTTCTCCATGACCTTTTTCAAAATCATAAAGAAATTCTTTCCGAACAAAACATTTTATCGGTGGAAGATTAGCAACAATATGAGACATTCTTTACCTTTTCATTAATTTGTTTACAAACTCTAGTAGCTGTGTGTGGTGTCTACCATTATGATACTTACCTTTCATCCAACTATAACTTTCATACCAGTGTAATTGGCTTTCGGGATGACAACCAATCAGACCAATTCTACCTTGTATAATAGCCATCGGATCATCATTCATATACTTTGCAACGATATCATACTGACCTGGTCCGAATGCACAACCATCATAGAAGAACATGCTGTCATCTACACCATTCCAAATGATAGGTATGTTCTTTGCGTGTGGTCGCCGTGTATCCGCGTTTGACCTTTTTATATATTGCTCAACTTCTACATCATCTAGGATATTGAGATAGTGTTTACCTGCCCAATATGCACCCATGCAGATACCAAGATAGTGACCACCATTCTTTACAAATTCTTTCACACGATATGCATTGTAATTGAATAATCTGTCATATGAATCAGAATCACCAAAGCCACCCGGTACTGCAATCATTTGCACATCATCAAAGAAATCATCTTCTAGTTCATTCTTTGAAAATATTTTAAAATTATATTGCGAACCTAAAGCCTTGATGATTCCATTTCCACTTTGCACTGAACATTTTGGATCACATATAAACAATGCTATAGTGGATTTCATTCAACCCTCACATGCTAAACATTCATTACCTTGTGCAATTTGCGTCATGTCAAGTTCTTTGATTACATCACGTTCAATTCGTTTTGATACCTTATCAGCCTTAGCCAATTTCTCACTACGGCAATAGTACAATGTCTTGAGACCTTTCTTCCATGCTAAGAAGTGGCAAGCATGAAGGTACTTAACATTCACATCTGGTCTAAAGAATAGATTCAATGATTGTGCTTGGTCAATGTAACGCTGTCTATCCGCGGCATGTTCAATTACCCAACGCTGGTCAATCTCCATTGAAGTCTTGAACACCTCTTTTGTATTTTCATCCATCCATGTTAGATGTTGAACAGAGCCATCGTTTGCAATGATTGATGACCAAATGTCATTATAATCATTTGTTGATATTGTTTCATCATCACCTGCCAGATATTTTTGAATTACTCTATCCAACCATTTATTCTTAGTCAATGATGAACCACTCAATGTGTCTTGTCTATAAGCATTAGCACGATACGGCTCAATAGAAGGGCTGGTATTACCCATAATAATAGAAGAAGAAGCATTGGGAGCAATAGCCATAACGTGAGCAAACCTACGACCAGTGCCATCGCAATCAGGAGGACTGCCTCGCTCACTGCCCAATTGAATATTCGCATCATCAAGTTTCTCCTTAATATGTTTGAACATTTGATTGTTCATAACTTTAGCCATGACACCTTCAAATGCAATATTACTTTTCTGTAGGAATGCATGAAAGCCTAAGGCACCAATGCCAATAGAACGCTCACGACTAGCAGAATACTTAGCCCTGGAAATGGTATCAGGCGCATTAGCAATAAAATACCCAAGAACATTATCAAGCATTTCAGCAATGTCCTTAAGGAATAAGGTATCATTTTTCCATTCATCATAGTACTCCAAATTAACCGATGACAAGCAACATACTGCGGTTCGCTCTTTATCTGTCGGTAGAATAATTTCACTACACAAATTACTTTGTCTAATGGTTAATCCTAAATCTTTCTGAAACTGGTGCATAGCACGATTACTTGTATCAATGAAATGTAGGTATGGCTCACCAGTTAACATTCGTGCTTCAAGAATTCTTTGCCACAACTCTCTTGCTGGTATTGTATCACGCACAACACCGCTATGTGGATCTTTTAGTTCCCATGTATCATCAGCATGTGGATCAAGCATAGACTGTTCAAAGATCG